GAAAGAGCTGCTGCAATAGTATTAGCGTAAGTGTTTGCAGCATCATCAGCATTGTCTGAATCAAATGATAGAGTAGCAGAGTTTGAACCAATGGTGATGCTGAAAGAACCAGTGATATTGTTGCTGCTTTCTGCACCAGCTAAGTCAAGTGTAGAAGTAAAAGCATTTGCAGAATCACAGACTGATACGCGGAGTGAGTTACCTAGGTCACCAGGATACTTAGCGACGTATAGAGCACCAGATTCAAAACTTGCACGTGCATCATAGTCTGTTTGATTCTTTACTACACAGTTAGCTACGTTTGCTGAAGCTGTATTAGCGATAGCATTCAGAGCTGAATTAGCATCACCGGTAGTTGTGTTAGCTGCACGAACAACAAATAGAGCAGAAGCATAGCTAAGGTAGCTAGCTGCTGTCAAGAATGTTTCGGGGTTAAGTGAAGTTGGCTTACCGAAACGAGCTACTAATGTATTTTCGTTATCGACAAGAATTCTTTCACCAACTGGACCCCAACGAAAGATGCCGGCAAAAGCACCTACTGATGTGGAAACGCCTGGAACGACTGTGGTTAAGTCAACTTCAGAAACGTTCACACCGGGACTTACTAGTATCGCCATGATTTTCTCCTTTCAAGAGATTGCGGGAATTTGCTCGGTGTATTTATAAATTAAACACTCTTGACCATCACGGTGAGAATCATGACAAATACGATCAAATCTATTATAGTATTTATTAAAACCGTTCGTCTGAACTAAACATCCAAGACCTAGGAGGATTACTCATATCAATGATATCATCATCGTCTCTACCATCATCTATGAATCCAAATGGAAGTAATTCATTCTCTATGTCATCTTCTGACTTGTCTCTTAGTCTAGCTAGAGTGTTTATGTCAGTCAAGTCTTTAAAGTAAGCTTGATCACTAAGCCAAGAAAACAAGACTAGTCCCATGACCATGTCGTCATGGTTACCTGGTTCCGCCTCGTAAGAAACACCTTTCTTTGAAAATGTAGACAATTCAGAGATCGTGTACTTATCGTTTATAACTATTTGACTTTGCTCAATAAGTAACTTTAATATAGAACATCCCACTGACTTTACTGTCTTTGTAGTCCTAATACCTTTGTCTGCGTTTGGACCAAATCCCGCTGAAATCTTTTTGCCACCACGCCCTGCATGTTCTGTGTACAACAAGTTATCATACTCAAAATCAAACTGCAGGGAGGTAGAGATCTGCTCTCCTATATCATTAATTTCTACTAGTACAGCAGCTCTATTGTATGACTTAGCTATACGATATATTATCTCCGCATAATCTATCGGTGTGATGAAGTTATTTCTGTAAGTACACACTTGCTTGTATGGCATTGTTGTCACGTCTATAATACTAAAAGCTGAGTGGTCTAAGCCCTTACCACGTGAGACGTCAGCCACACAGATGTATACGTGACCATTGACTGGGTGTTCAAATACGGATAATCCATTATTTGTATGGATAGGTATAGTAGCTTCTAGTTGCTTTAATCTCCAACCTGCTATCAGTGTACCCGAGCTGCCAAGAAACTCACACTCATACTCTTGATTAAATTTCTCCATATCAAAGTTGAGTGAGGCAAGTGTGTCTTGCTTCCACTTTTCGTTTCTGCCTGGTACCTGTGCCCATCTGACCATGATAGGTTTGTAACCATTTCTACCAGACACAGCATTAGTCCATATGTGGTAATGATGGTTCAGACCTTTTGGTGTACTAACAAGGATGACTTTTGTAGTTTCACCAGATGAAATGGTCGGGTAAGTAGAAGTAAAGAATACATCAAAGTTCTCAACGAATGCTGCTTCATCAATAAATAATAGATTGATCGAGTAACCACGGATGGAGTCTGAAGAAGTAGCTGCAGCTATGACTCTTGAACCGTTTTCTAGCTCAAATGAACCCTTGTTCCACTCGACCACACCCTGTTGCAACCATTTTGGTAGATGCTGGTATGCTAACTGAATCTTGCCCAAGATTTCTCGGGCTGTTTCACCTTTGTTAGCTAGCAAAGCTACAGTCTTGCTTTCACTGAATAACACATACCATAAAATGAAAGCACATGTGGTAGTGGACTTACCAGCCTGGCGTGAAGTAGTTATGATGACACGACTCTCGTTCACCATCGCATTCATCATATCTACTTGATAGTCATAGAGTTCAAATGGTATTAAGCCACGGTCGACGTTCACGATTTTCATATACGTGCGACAGAAGTATATCGGATCTTGTGAACACTTGACATACTCAGCTATGATGTCAGGTGTCCATTTTATATTAACAGAGCTACGTTTTAATAACGGGTTACCGTTGTAACTCTTAAAATTTTCAAATTCTACTTGAGGTTTAGCTATTGACATTTAGTCCTGATTGTATATAATAGGTATTGACCAAATAATGATGGTGTATGATTACTGACTCTTCAAGTCACTTATGATCTTACTTAACTCTGCTGTACTACCGACAAACAAATTGTTAGTCACCTGTTGAGGTATATCAGGGTTGTTTGGTTCATCTGCTTTATCAATTTCCCTGATAGACTTTTGTAGTTTCAATAATTTCTCTGAAGCATTAATGACTGTATCCATAAGCTTAGATAATGCTTCAAAGTCTCTAGAATTTTGTGACTGAGATGCTAAAGTAGATAGTGTATCTATGGCACCAGCTGCAGTGTCTATGACGTCACGTATGTTTGATCTAGCATATGTAAAATCTTCTTTAGCTGAGTCATTCAAAGCATTAACCACGAGAGTGGTGACGACGTCATCGAACCTAGTCGTTGGAGCTAGGTTTAGAGATTTGTTGATTGGATCGTCGTCATCGTCAGTCATGTCACTCTTCTGTAATGTTTATAACAAATCCGTAGTCATCAGTTGCGAGTATCTCATTCACCGCTATAGATAGACTAGCATTTGAAGTTGGTTGACCGTTAGCAGTTAGACCTGGTTGAATATGTATTCTGACGTCTTCAGAATCAACATCTCTAATAGAAGTAGCATCAGATGATGGAATATAGAACTGAGTGTTAGCGTACTTGATAACTTTAGCAGTCTTTACCGGACCATAAAGATAACCTTTGAGCGTGAAGTCTAAAGTCCATACCATTGATCTTCTATTAGCATACTGACCATCATATACGTCTTCTAAATTAACTCTTTCTAAAACTATTGGGATGTCTTGTTTTATGTTCATCTCAGGAATAATGTTAGCGGTCACTGTCCAATCAGGCGTAAAGTATGGTAGTATTTGCTCAATAATCTTTGTACCGTCTTCTGCGTTTTTGACCAGAACACTCAACTGAAATCCAATATTATAGGGTACCGGCATATACTGATACTTCTTTTTGTTTGTATCAGTATCATTGACTGACACACGATTCACGGTCTGCATCTTTCTAGACGTGTCGTAACTGAAGTTAGTCATCTCGAAAGACATCATTGGTAATGGATATACAGCAGTAGGTAAATCAATATTTGGATCTTCTACTACTCTTGCAAGAGCCTTGTCACGTGGTCCGTAAGTGATGGGCACACGAATCAAGTCTTTTACTTTACCGGTCTTATCTGTCCTAGTGATGTAGATATTATTGAATAGAGTGCCAAAACATATAATATATTTTCTTATAAGGCTGAAGTAGAAAGGCTTAAACATTAGTAAACATCCTCAGCAAACGGATTTTTTTCAGTGAAAGACAATAAAAATGTAAAAATATTTTTTAGCATTAATAAAAAACCTAAAAGATTTTATAAATAAAGGTGTAGGTCACGGATGGCAGTCCCACCTACTCTAAAATCTATTAGGAGATTCCAGCTATGTATATTTATACACCTTACACCTATTTGATAGGTTGGTCAAAACTTAATAAGTGGTATTATGGTTGTAGTTATAAATCTAAAACCAAAATCGCCAACCCTGAACAACTTTGGAAAAGTTATTTTACTTCATCAAAAAAAGTAAAACAGTTCCGAAAGTTGCATGGTGAACCAGATATTATTCAAATAAGAAAAACTTTTAATACGGCTGAAGATGCTTTAAAATGGGAAAGCAAAGTCATATTACGTATGAAAATGGTTGAGAGTGATATATTTCTCAATCAAAGGAATATGAGTGGACAGTTCAAGAATAAAGGTGGATATAAACATTCTGAAAAGTCTAAAGAAAACTATAGAAAAAGTTTTACAGATGAAAGAAGAATAACCATATCAAAAAGATTAAAAGGTGTAAAAAGAAAAAGTACAAAAGGTTACAAACGTTCCGAGGAATCTAAAGAAAACTATAGAAAAAGTTTTACAGATGAAAGAAGAAGATTTTTATCTGAACTTTCAGTAGAAACTAATAAAAATAGAACTAAAGAATCAAGACAAGCAGCAGGTAAAAGTAACTCTAAAACAAGAAAGGAAAATCGTGAAAAATATATAGGAGAGAATAGTCCATTATTCGGAATAAACCGTACTGAAGAAGATAAAACTTCAATAGCTATCGGTACAAAAGAAGCAATGGATGATCCTGCTCTAAGAGAACATTTAAGTGAAAAAGCAAAACTAAGATGTACTCCTGAATGGAGAGCAAAAAAAGCAGAAGAAAACAAGTATAGAATATGCTGTATTAAATGTCATAGAGAAATGGGGCGATCATCATTAGGTAAGCACAGAATGGGTAGAAAATGCATTTAATAATCATCTTGTGCAAATGGGTTCTTTTCAGTGAAGTCGATGAATGAATCCGAACCAATACCGAAGTTATCAGTGCCATATTGGATGGCATCATTATCTGCTACAGGATTTGTAGTGGATAGATTATAGTTTTCCATGACCAGAATATCGCCATTCTCATCAGTTAGATAGTCACCATTCTCATCCATCAGAGCATGATCAAAAATATTTGTGGAATAGTTCTTTTGTAGTTTATCAATCTCTGCAAAGCCTGTATTAAATACTTCATTAGAGTACTCAAAGAGCTCACAGGTAAACTTCCATGTAGGTAATGTGCCTAATGGATAGAACATGGAGAACTTATCAACATACATGACCTTGAAGCACTTATTATTCAGTGGGAAGTAAATAAGATCGCCTTCATTTGGTCTTTGTTGATTAGTAACTGTGCCGATATTCTCTTCAAAGATTCTTTGTGAAACTACAAATGTTACTTGATCTCTAATCTGTAAACCAAACTTAGACATGAAGTTTCCATCACCAGTGAAGCCATCAACAGATTCAATATACATTACAATCTGCAGTGCTTGTGTATATTCTGATGAATCATCCTCGGTATAAAGTTGGTCAAAGTTTGTAATCTTTCTGGGGAGATACATCACATCCTGTCCATAAATGGATATGGACTCAATAATCAAATCATGCAGCAGGTCTTGCTCACCAGATGATGCAAAGTTATTGAAGTAAACAGAACTGCTACCACGCATTTACTTATCCTAAAAGTTCTATGAGTCTGAATATTAACATATTAACCTACACATGTTAAAGTTATCGGTTTCTTTTTACATTTGTCATTATGATATCTAGATAGATGTGGAGCTAAACCTATAAACTCACAATGATCACACTTCTTTTTAATACTATTTATTTCGTGAAAATGCGAAGTTTTTCTCAAATGATCTTTTCTTTCCTCGGAATGAGGACCTCTTTTTAACCCCTGTGTAACATGAATAACTTCACCAGATAATAGTCTAGGATCATCTTTTGTTACATGAAAAGCTTTTCCTTTACCGGTAGCAAACTTGACAGTTATTTTACCAACATTTTTACCTTTCATACTTTTACTTCTTTTTTCACGAACTACAGGATCACTAGATTTATTATCTCTTTTAGCTAAACCTTCAAGATATTTTTCTCTTGTTTCAGGTGTATTCATAGCTTCTTTTGTTTTAATAGATATTTTTTCAGAAATACTTTTTACATTATCTTCAGCAGACCAATGCCCATTTAAATGTTTAGTCATATTATAATAACGAGTTTTGAGCTCATTATCCTTAATCATTGATAACCAACGATGTTCTTCAAGTAATAACTCTTTTCTATTAGTAAATACTTTTGATATAGTTTTTCTTTTAAAATCTTCAGGTCTACGTTTATATGCTTTTCTCATCCATCTAGAACTGCAAATGTAACCATCGTTCTCATGACCCCAATGAGAACCTATATAATATCTTTTATGTTTACGATCAAACCAGATATAGACAAACCCGTATTTTTCAATCATGCATGGAACTCCTCTTAATATAATATCCATACATGTATTTATATAACTAATGGGTCCTACTACCCTATCATATCAGTAACGGGGAGACTGTAAGAGGAAATCATTTCATTTTCTAGTTCTTGACGCTCTTTAGTAGCTTCATCATAGATGGTTTGACCATTGAAAGTTAAACCACCTGGAAGTTGCATACCAGAGAACTTCTTAAGATTAGTACCCCATTGCTGCTTTATCAAGCATGAAGAATATCTATAAAGCCAACGGTCTTTCCATACATCAGCATATACATCTGGATCTACAATCTGATAAGCTTCTGCAATAATGTAATCACCTTCATTGATGATGTTCCAATCCATATCAATATAAAGTCGATTGATATGGCGATTATAGC